CTCTTCCCGCTTAGAACGCCTTACGCTTTCTGCCTTACGAATGCCGATTAGAGTTACTTTTCCTGCGCCAGACATCTCTTTGTATTTCGCACAGCACCAGCGTAACCGTCGTGTCGGAAGAAGGTGTGTTTTTAATGCCATATCATAGATAGACATCTTTGGTTTTATCAATTCCACATCCGGGTAGTTCCGTTTCACAAAACGAATCACATCCGGCGGGTCAACACTTGTAAGGTTCATGTGAGCCTTAAATTTCACTCCTGCCATCTTCGCTATGTGGTAGAGAGCTTGGCTATCCTTTCCACCGGAGAACGCAAGATAGAAGCCATCCTCCGGATCATAATCAAGTGCCATCTGTTCACATTTGCGAAGCAAGGCGATGGAGTAATCTATTTTGGATTGCAGATTCATTTAGTTCCTTTTTTTATTGATTTTACTTAATATCTACTCAATAAGTTGTAAAATATTCGTTTCTTCTCGATGTACTTAAGTCCGTTTCTATGAAGTTCCCTCTTTATATGAGACACAACCATCTGATAACCATTCACACCAACATAGATGCAGTCCTTGTGGTGTCTTTCAGCTTCGTGAAATGCAAACCAAATTGATGTATCACAATATCGGTAACTGTCATTCTGTACACCTTCATAGCCTTTACTCATTATGAAGTGGCCAACTTCATTTGCTTCTTCTTCTGAATAGCAAATAGTAAATATATTATTCATACCCAATTATATACTTTAATGCACCAATCACACAAAAATAAAAGCCGCACCCAAATTCAAACTTAGGTGCGGCTTTATTATCTTTTCAAATTAGGAAAACTTTTTCAAATGTTAAAAACGCGCTTTCTTTTACTTATTATTAACTATTTCACTATATTTGCAAAATAAAGGAACAACCAAGAAACGAAGAATTTTCTTTTAGCATATCGTACAGCCCTGAGTGAACGGCGCAACCTATTAACTTCGGCTCGATAATATTGCAACGTGATTCTTCGGGTATTTGGGCAGAACCAAATATCTTGAGTTGTTCCATTTATTTTTGTTATATATGTATATGATAATTATACTCAAGTATAATAACAACTTCTAACACTTTATTTCTTCAACGCTTTCGCTATCTTTTCAAACACTCCAGCTTTCTTCTCATCCCATTCTTGGGCTTTCTTCTCGAAATACGGTATCATCTTATTATGCTCATCCAAACATTTCAAACGCATTAATTCTGTGTCAAAATTCGCACGATTACTAAGAAGCTCATGTTTATTACAAATTTTTACCAAACTACTTATTCCTGGTATTGGAATACTAGGTGCAAAGCCTTCTTCAATAAATTGGGTATATATCGAAAGACTATCAATAATCTCTTCAACCTTTTCACTATTTGGTTCACTTGTCGTCTTTTTAACGACCTTTTCTGTTTTACTTTCTTTTTCTTCCGCCTTCTTCACAACTTCTACTTTCTTCTTGGAAAAGGCTTCAAATGGGAACATATAAACTACTGAACATTGTTCAATGGCAGAATTAGACTTCAAATAAGCAGAAACATAAGGTTCATTACCCAAAATGTCCTTATTATCTCTTTTGTTTTCATTTCTCGCCTTAGCATTCCAACGGAAATCGCTATCAACCATTGAATTAGCCCAAGTACACCAAGCAATAGTACTCCCCACCATCCAAACTTTAAAATACTTATCGCCTTCTTCTCCCGCATATTCAAATGCTTTCTGCGGACTCAAAATGATAATATCACTTTGATTAATATCCGTAAAATTAACTTGCTTTCCTTTACGCAAAGCATTCACGATTTTATCAAACAATGCTTCATTGTTTGCTTTCAGATACTCTATAACTGAATTTTCATTATTGCTCATATCTTCTCATTTTAATGTTTCTACCCAATTATCAAATTTCCGATAAACCACACTGCGAAAGCTGTCATATTGGCTACACCAAGTTTCTTTATAAAGATACCAAATGCAGAATTTACCCAAAAATCTCTTGGAGCAATCGTTACTTCCACACTCAAAGCATATCCTATAAAGAATGCTATAATACCAAATACCCCAGCAAGTCCCGAAGCTGCACTTTCAGCCCAAAACATAATATCTATTGCAACTAATGCAATGATATTCAATACTAATAATACGAATGTTATACAACCCATAATTCTACTATTTTAATGATTCAACAATTTCATTTATATATACATTTGCAACATTTTCGGCTGTTGCTTTAATATCTTCTAATATTGGAAACCTTTTGACTATTGCACCTCGTGCAGTTCCCGACAAATGTGGCAACACTATTGATTTAGCATTTACTGTACATTTATCCAAAACTTCTTTCGCTTTCTTACCTAAACAAACACAAAGATTTGGTCTTACCAAGTCTAATTCTTTTTGCAATATATCAGTATATACCTCTAATTTACTTTCTGAACAGGTTTTAGACATTTCTCTATCATGTACAAAATACTTATTCGCATCAGTCAAGTATATTGCAACTCCTTTCTTAATCAGACCATTAATCAACAAGTTAGCCATTTTGCCACCACTTCCACTTTTTCTATGGGTTGCATCATGCAGCCCAAATGGACTTGACACTATCGCATCATGGCATTCTTCATACCATTTCGCATCACGTAACGGGTCTTGCGCAATAAGCATAATTCGGACATTATCGACTTGAACATTAAACCAAGTCGGCAAATCCAAACCTATTGCACCTTTATCCGCAAAATCATTTCTAAACAATGGATTCAAAATGGGAATACAAACAGAGGTAGTATCTGTATATCCATTAAAAGGCTTCAAATCATCGGAAAACTCTTTTTGCCATTCTGCATACGAGAAGTCATAGCACTTTCTCATTTGCTTATAACGAGCCTTTAACATATCTAATTGCTGAATACCTAACAATTCATCAGCAACTAATTTTGGAATATCATCCGACAAATGACAATCATTGCAGAAGACTGTTCTCATACACAATCACTTTGCGCTCCCCAGTCTCAAAGAAAGCATTTTTAAAATAGGGAAGGCGCAAGACTGTTATCAAATTCCGTCAATGGGTTCTGGACTACTTCTGCACCGAAAAATGAAAACAGCTCACGCCTTTGGCTGTATATCAACACATCAGTGCTATATATGCAAACCAAAGGGAGCATTCTTTCATATTCCTCAGTGCAGGTGAATTGTCCAGATTCATTGACAAGGAATAAGCTAAACGCTTCCTAATTACTATGTCTGTCCACTTGGGACAATGCAAATATAGGAACTATTTAGCAAAAATGCTACTTCGTGAACTGCTCTTTTTCTATTTCAATTCAAATTTATCTATTCTTATGGGGAAATCAAACTTTGATACTTTAATCTTTTATAGGCTGACATCGTAAAATAAGTAAATCTTTCAACATCTGTTAGTCCTCTCGTATTATATCTAAATGCAAATTCATCACAGTATTTATCCAAATGCTTTGGACTTACTTTATGATATATTCCTAATATTCCACGTTTCAAGTGTGACCAAAATCCCTCAATACTATTGGTATGGAATCCATCTTTTACATATTCACCAGTACTATGTTCAACTACTTTATGAATATAATTTTTCGATATTCCAGTATAACCTTTCCATCCATCTGTTATAACGGTAGAACCTTCCTTGACTAAAGTATTGATTATCGTTTTCAAAACCTTTCCACCGGTATTTGGAACAACGGCTGTATATGCCATTCCATTAGATAACAGACCTACTACGGGAGTCTTAACTTTAAGGCTTCTTCCTTGTGCATTCTTTACTCTACCTTTATTCTTACCACCGACATAGGTTTCATCAACTTGTGTCATATCATTAAATTGAACTACAAGCTTGTCTTTCAAATTATGTCTTATTCGTTCCAACATAAACCAAGCTGTTTTCTGTGTTACATCTATATCCTTAGATAATTGTATGCTACTTATTCCTTTCTTATGGGCTAAGAATATATACAATGCATAGAACCATTTCTTTAATGATACATGACTACCTTCAAACATTGTACCAATAGTAACCGTAAATCTTTTCTTACATCGTTTACATTTATATAGTCCTTTAAATTCTCCATTAGACTTTAACTTATAATGCTCTTTCGTTTGACAATTACAGTGTGGGCAAATCGGTTCTCCACGCCATTTAATATCTTCAAGAAATTCTCTGCATGATTTTTCATCATAAAAGGATTTCATCAAATCAATAAATGACTTTACTTCTCGCATTTGTTTATTCTTCTTTATTATTTCTACAATATTGATTATTTCTGTTTCCAATTGACATGTTATTTTTATTATATAAATATAATAAAAAATTCTAACATGTAAAACATGAGTTATTAAAAATTAGATACTTAAATAAATCAATTGGGTATAATTATCATATACATATATCCTGTAATTATTGCTCATTTAAACATTAACCAAGTGCTTCCAGTACGATACTTGGAACACTTGGTTTTTATCTGAGTATAATTATCATATATCTATATAAAAAATAGAACCCGACTGCTTAGAACAATCGGGTTCATGCTTAAAAATTAAAAACTAAAAGGCAAGTTAGTCTTATTAAAATAGACTAACAAAATGCTCGATACAATCCATGATTATATCGACTACTTTTATGAAGGCTAATACATCTCGTATTAACTTCTTCTCTCTAATTTTTAGAGGCATAAAAAATAGAACCCGACTGTTCTAAACAATCGGGTTCTTAAATGTAAAAACTCAATGAAAAATCATTGATTATTGATATTGCAATTTTTCCTAAACAATTAGGAAGAACTAACCTTGTAAAATTTCAAGTTATTACCAATGCTTACTACTATGAAAAACTACTTTGGCGAATTATACCCAAATCCAATCTCAAGTGTTATCTACTTAGGATTCTTTAACAAAATTCTTTGATTCACTTGAAAACACGGTTAAAAACAGAACTTGACTGCCGTAAACAATCAAGTTCTTAATGCAAATTTACCAATCTCCCATAATCAATTCGATTAAGGACTTAATCAGCCAAATACAGTATAATATTTGGTAGATTTTTACTGTAAAACATAAAACGCTGCGAAGCGTTCTAATCAATTCTTTTAATTTTTTCATAATTATAATCTCTCCATTTGAGGAGATTACAGTATTTATTTACCGCTTTTTACCAAATTTGGCTGATTTACATAAAGGAGCATTATTTAACCTTTATAAATCGGTTTTCTGATACTGAAAACCGATTTTTTATCGAATTTCGACTATTATCTATGATATTAGAAACAAAGTTTAACAGAACTAACGTTTTGATTCACTTGAAAACGGGCATAAAAAATAGGGAAACCTAAAAGATTTCCCCTATTGAAATAAGATATAAATAGATAGAATTAAAATTAGTACATTAAAGTATATAATTGGGTATTCATATTTTATCTGGATTTGAATTAGTTTTTAAATGGCAGATAATCGTTTTCGTATAGCCAACAAAGCATATCATAGGCTGCATCAATAATACTCTCAGAACTAAAACTTGCGCATTCATGTTCTGCATTCATACGAGCGTATTTAATCTTCCATTCGTTCTTTTGCCTATCCATAACTTCTAATGTGAGCCAATAGACTTCGTCAATTATTGGCGGCAGCCTTTCGAGAATATCCTGAAATGTATAGACGTTGACAGAATCCTTTATACTATCATCGTTCAGATAATGATTTTCCTCAACTAATATTGAAATAAGATGCCTATTTTCTCCGTCATGTTCATCATATTCAATTTTCACAAATGATGCATTACTTGTATCTATTCCAAGTTTTTGCAAATGATTCATCTGCTCTATTGATAATACCTGTTTACTCATTATTTTGCATCCTTCCTTTCTTGTTATTCATTAAAAGATAACTTTTCAAATTTCTCAATCTGTTTACGGAGAGAAGCAATCTTCTTCTTTCTCATATTCTCTGCTTTTTGAAGAGCTTCTGATTTATTGAGGAATGCATCCTTTCCTATGTAATGAAACGAATATGCGCTATCCCTTATATAGTTAGGATAATCTTTGAAAGTGGATTTATGAATTTCTGTTTCCACTTCCTTTATGCCTGATGTTAAGGCATATTTTGTTATAAATACCTTTGCCATATTTCCTTCTTTCTCTTTAATTTTACTCTAACTGTTATAAAAATATTCACTACACTTAAACCCCTTTCGTGGGGTGAAGTCTTTAAACTCGCAACTCATATACAGTTCTTTCCGATCAGCCCAATGCGCCATATCCTTTTGCCATTGAGGTATGATCTGTCGAGGATTATTCAAACTTCTATACGGTTGAGCATGAGGTACAAATCGAGAGCTTACATTCTTCCAATAATTTATCCGATAAAAGCTCTCTTTGAAGTCCATCAAGATGCAGTACAGAAAATATTCGCCTTTATAGCCATACTTATCAATCAATGATGCAGCCCTTTCAACTTCAGCTATTTGCCCAGGAGTATCGCAACCGAAACGAATGCGCTTAAGCCATTTCACTTTTGCAAGTAGCCGGGCTATTTCGTCCGTAACCAAGCGGGCATCTAAACCCTGATTAAAATCTACATGGAGCTTCAATTTTGCAATCTTTTCTATCTGCCGTAGTCCATAGCCAGAAGCAAGCACATTGTTATCCATCAGGATAAGATTCTTTCGACCGTCGATTGCTATCTCCTCAATATCCATGTATGGCGCTATCGGACCTTCTTTCTTCGGTACCACGCACCACTTGCACCTATTGGGGCATCCGCGAGTAAGAAACCCGTAAGCTGTCTTAGCATCAAGATTGTAAAGCGAATAGTCTGGCTGCAAGCGGTCTATTTCAAGAGGCAGTGTCTTATCAACATTAATGCCGGTTCCTCCAGTCTCCAGTTCATCAGTGTTTATGTAATATCCATAATTAGGCGTGAAGCTGAACACTTTGGCTGCATATACTTTATCGTAATGACACAATGGATTATACCATTCCACATTATCGCCTCTTGCCTTGTGATAACTACTTATCTTCATCAATGCGAGATTGGGATAATTGCTATCAACTGCTAATATTCCGATGTTCATTACTCTTTTATATTTGTTTATTATAGCTACCATTTTTGTACTTGTAAACTATCCTACCTTCAAATCGAAAATCTTCACAGTCTACATCACAACCAATATATTCTATCTGATTTTCAACAATATTACAATAGTAATATTCTATATCAGCAATTAATAAGATAGCAAAATCGAAATCATCACCACTATTGCCTACTATTATAGAAGTGGATTCAATATCAGAAATATATTCAAGAACATATTCTTTAATCTTAGTGATGTTTTGTTCTACAAGTTCTCTTTTTTCCATAATTCTTTTTTATATTGGTTTGACTTTTAGTTCCTTACATCAGTAAAGATAACTTATAATGACAAGTTTTGCAAACAGAAACTTCGCCATTTTAACGCCATTTTCATAGGGAGGTATTATCAGAAAATCTTTTCTCCAAATCAAAAATAGTCTCTCCTGAATTACGACGGAAAGGTCTTTCAGTCCTTGCCTGAAGTTCTCTAAGCATCATCCAATATTGAGGAAGATATAGAAATATATTTCTTAGTTCTTTCAAGTTTTTATTTCCACAGCACCAACAACTAACCCGGTCAAGTAAAGCATATAACTGTTGCCCGCTCTCACTCCAAGTAAACCCTCGTTCATAACAATACTGAAGGGCTTCGGCTTCTGTAACACCCCACTCAACTAAAATCAAAATACGGTTCGGACGTTTCTCCTTTTCAAAACGGTGGGTTTCATCGGCAGCAATACCTACATAATCCATGCCGTCGCTGGTGTATCTTTTTAATGCTTTCAACTTCTGGGAAGTTCCCCAACGACATGTACCACCACACCAAGAATAACCATACTTGTGAATTATATTAGTTCCTCGCTTCTTTACAGGACGCTCAAACATATTCCAAAGAAAAGGTTGTTCCGGATAAAGAGTAGTAAACTTGATACCCAGTCTGGCAAGGATTGGAAGAACTTTGTCGCGGGTATCATAGATCGCTTGAAATTCCATTCCAGTATCAAAGAAGACGACTTCATCTAAAGGATATCCTTTCTCGATCAACATAAAAAGCATAGCTAATGAATCCTTTCCGAAACTAACAGAGGCATAATATTTCATATTTTCTTATTCTTAGCTCTATCACTATTGATTTTTGACATACACATACGACACCGGGAACATTTACAGTAATACGTTTTATCCCCATGATGAATTACTCGATCATAGAACCTGTACAAGTAGAAATAATGTCCACACAGGGTACATTTCTTCATCTCCCTACCATTTGTATCAAACTTACGATTCTGAGGCTTACGACGGATGAGAGTGCATTTCTTGCACTCTTCATCGTTTCCTCGATACCTGCGGCAATGCGAAAGGGATTTTACTCCACATTTCGCAAATACCTTGCAGTCCTTACGGGGTACAGACTGAAAAACATTCATAGATCAACCTCCTATGATTTCTTTCGCCCGGTCTATTTGCCAGCGCTTGAGGTAAGACTGCCAACAGCCGTTAAAGCGTGACCATCGAAAACCGTTGTGTTTTAGTTGAGTTCGGACATCCTCATCAGGCTTTCCAGGAAAGAATAATTGCAGTCGATTTTCTTGATAGTTTTCAACAATGCGAACATCGCCAATCTTATACTCTTTGTCCTCGGTAACTTTCATTCGCTTGGCTTTCTCCAACTGTTCTTTAACTCTGCGGATATTAGCTCCATTGTTGGTAATAGAATAGCTTGGAAAGCCAATATTTCCCATGTAATTAGGAGTAAAGGCTTCCCTAACACCATTTTCGGAATATCCCAATTCAATTAGCTTATCATGCTTTTCAACTTCAGACAACTTCTTTGACCGGATGATTTTATTGGTTTCTTTCATCGTTTCCTGCTTTTTTTCCAGATTTGCTAATTTTGCCTCCAATCGTTCCACAGCATCATCGTCACCAAGATAAATCGCATCATTATTTTCTGCCGCTGCGGCCTTTTGCTCAAAGTACTCAGCTTTCTCACTAAGTTTAACTGATTTCCCCAAAGTGTTCCAGGAGCGATCCAATAAACTGCGATGTGCTCTTTCCGAATGATGCCCTACAAGTATGGGCTGCCCCAAAGGAATGTGTTCTACCATGCTGTGACTTAGCTTAGAAGCCTCGTTCGACTGTTTGTTAGCTTTTTCTGCAAGTTCTCTGTACCTGTTGGCTCTCGCCTCTTGTCTTTCTTTTCTGTTCATAATTCTTTGGGTTATTGGTTTGACTTATATAAAAAGCCCACAGCTATTACACTGTGGGCTCGCAACTATTTCTTTGACGGAAAATCATCAAATAATCCAGGCTCCCGGGGAGTTAAAGCATTAAATTCCTGTTGGAAAAACTCTGCCTTTGTCCGACCTTGCTTCTTCCCTACCCTTGTATGTACATCATAGGTATAGGCAGGAATAGAAATGGGATATCGCCTCACGTCTTCTATCCACTTTTCAATGTCAACTTCTCTCCTATCGTAAATGAAGTTTTGCAGATGATCTGCATCCCGGCACTTCCTACACTCACAGAGGATAATCACAGCTTTACTGACAAAGATGCGTCCTTTCGGCTGAGGAGCCTTTTTATTGACGAGCTCATGCCCTTGCCATAAAGCCTCAATCTCTTTGGTTATGATACCGAAGCAATCCTCAGCACTGATGGTGAATAATCTCTTCCAAACATAATCCCTATATCCACTCGCCCACAGCTCCAAGGCAAAAAAGCCGGCAACACCAGTATCAGCTCGCCTGATGGCTTTTTGCATGGCAGAACTCACCTCATAGAAATCATATCCTCCAACTGTTCTAATAATCATAATTTCAATTTAATTATTTGACTTTTAGTTTATTACATCAGTAAAATTAATCATAATTGACGGAAATAGCAATCAGAATGAGCGCCATTTAAACGCCTTTTTTACAAACTGTTAGAATTTGAATTTGCAGGAAATATTGTACTCTACAAGCTGCTTTGTCTTATCCTTCCCGTTATTAGTAGCACTCTTCAACAAGATACTATCACCAAAATTTTTTTTGATGAAAAGGATAGAACTACGCTCTTCTTCCTGATTGCGAATGGAAGCCAAACCACCGGCATTGACAAATGTGTTCTTCTGCTCAAAATTATAGCGCAGGTCCGTCAATATCCGGCGCTCCTTATACTTCATATAGCAGCTTATCCAAAAGTCTTCCTTAAGCCTTATTTCCTCATTCCACCATGTATTTTTGTTGTAGATAACACCATAGGAACAACCGGTTATCATTTTTGAGAGAGAAAGGAATCCAGTCTCATCATACATCACAGGAGATATACGGGAAGTAAAACCAAACAGATGCACATCCATTAGCTTGGCTATATCATGTAAAGACAATATGATATGAGTTATTAAGTCCCTATCCTTTACACGGCAAGGCTCACCCTTTTCGGCATATATTGCTTTACAAGCATGTACATCATCATCAAGCATAAATAACTCTCTGAAATGCTTTGCCATCCAATTACGTTTGGGAATAAGACCTACCACATCATCAGGATGAGTTACTATTTCACAGTCCGGATTAAACTGCCGGTACAAATCTGCCTGGCTCTCTGCAACACAGATTATTGGATCATTCACCAGTTTTTTAGCGAACACCCGGTCATGGCGCTTATGACTTGGTATTACTATCTTGCAGGACATGGCGAACGTCTTTAATATCAATAACATTACTTTTACTCACTTTCCCGGTCTTATACGATTTCATGCGCTGCATGTTCAACCTTTCACGCAGCCAATTACTATCGACCTCATTACTTGATATAATAATGAAGAGCTCATGTTTTTCATCGTACTTGGGGATAAGAGGATAAACAGCGGTATCATCTGTAATGGCTTCAAAGCGTTCCTTGAATTCATCCTCAGTCTTTTCCGGCGCAAACTCCATACCCCAGTCCTGCAACTCTGCCCTGTCCCACTCATTTTGCAGAATATCCAAATCATTCTCACCGAAATTGATATTGTCTTTAGCGGAATATTCGCGTAATTTACTGACTGGAGTAATCGGTTCCAAGACTTTACAAGGCAGCTCGGTATAGCCAAGTTCCTTGCAGGCCCGGAGCCGTAAATTACCACAAACAACAATGTACCTCCCATCCGAATACGGAAAGACAATCAACTCACGTAATTCAAGCATTTCCGGACAATCAGAAATACTTTTCTTCATCGCTTCATAGCGATAATCCCGGAAAAACCGCGGGTTCTTTGGAAGCCCGGCAAGTTGCCCCTTGTTAAAGTCCAGGAGGGCAATAGAAATAATCTCTGTCATAACTAACTATTTTTTCAACAACACAAAATCAACATCACCATAGTCAGTATAACAACCTTAATCCTCTCGCTTGGCGTTAAAATTTATCTTGTCCTTTATAAGCTGTTCTATGTCTTTACAACCTATTTTTTGAAGATATGTCAACGAAGCGATTATGACATCGGCAGCTTCTTCCTCTTGTTCTGAGTATTTAGGAATATGCATACTACGATACTCAGAGGCATTACACAACTCACGCCACTCAGCAGATATAGCGACAATAATCGCTTTTGCTGAACTATGTTTGCCGATTTTCCCTCTTTTGATCGCAGTTCTCAAACATTTAACTGCAAGCTTGTTTAAGGTTATCATAGCTATACTTTTTATATTACTTCACCTGAGTGTACATTAACAATGCACGCTCACAACCATACTTTTCACAAATTTCTTCCCTAAAGACCTCTATGTCATTAGTCGGCTCATTCATATTCTTTATGACTGTCTTCTTATCAGAAGAGTCAAACAATTCAGCCCGATTCACAATGTATTTCATAATTCATTATCATTTTCTTTTTTATATTTCATCTCAAACACTTTCTTTACTGCATCGCAGATAATGGCCACAATAGGTATCGCACAGATAAGTGCACAGCTAATCCCTCCCCAATCCATCTTCATATTTTATTTATTAATAAGTTAAATTTCCATCTTTATTAATAGTAATCACCCCGCTCGTTACCCCAACAAAATAATACTCTGCCTTTGAGATGATACCTTTATTTTTCTCCAACATGTGTTCAGCTTCTATTTTATCAAAAGCGGTTACCAAGCAAAGTGTATTATCAATACAGAGTCTAAAAATAAATGTTCCCATATTGATTCCTTCTTTTATTTATTTGAATTAAAGTCTTTCCATTAAATTCTTCATGTACTGACAATTCATGTCACACACTTTAGTCTTCCACTCTTGACGGTGGGAATAATTACCACATTCGTATCGTGTCCTTACTTTATATGAAGGACATAGGTTTCGATAAACCTCAATGGCTTTTTGTTTTTGCCATTCTGCACCAGCCATAAAGTGCTTGGCAAAATGTTCTATATAATCAGGAATCTCTGAATCATGTAGTTCTTCTGGAATCCAGCTATTTTCATCTGCATATTTCCTTGCTGCTTCTTCTAATGTCTGTTTCATATTTTTTTAGGATTTTAGTTTATTATCTTCGTACAGTTGATAGATTACATTGTCTATTGAGCATGATCCAGTGATATTGCGTTGTCTTATACCTATATCATCTGACTCGCAACCACCGTCTTTGAATATGCAACCAGCGCATATATCACTTTCTACAGCTATTAACTTTACCGTCTTTCCCGTATCTTTGACAGGGTGTTCAAAAATATCTCCTGCTTTCATATTTATCTTTTATTGAATTATTCTATAAATACACTCAACCAATAACACGAAAAAAGTAATAAAAAAAAGAGATTTCCAATACTTGATCTTTTTCTCATGCTTAGCCTTATGTCTATCCCATTCGTTTTCTACCATTTCTTTACAATCATTTTTATAATGTTCGAAATGCTTATTCACATAATGAGTAATATCGTCAGCAATGGCATACTTAACTTCCTCAGAAATTGATTGCGGCCACCCACGTTCATCGTAATTAAGTTCAGTAAGGACTTCCTGCCTTATCACCTTCTCCACCCCATTAATACGGAATCTCATGTGAACTCCATTATTCTTAACATGTCTCAAGAACTTCTCATCTGCAAGTCTTTCTACCTCTTCTTCTTTCAGTTTGGCTATTGAGTCAATTCGGTTGAACTCTGCTTCATCAACAATGATAATAGGATTCTCCGGCTTCATTCTATGTATTTCCATAATATTCTTTTCTGCTTTGTATTGAATATACTAATAATCCTCGCCTTCATCCTCAAAATCAGCATCGAAGCAGAAGTCTTCATCAATGTCAACCTCAATCTCTTTTTGGGTAAACATGAGGTTAAACATTAATATCTCAAAGCTGCTGAGTCTACCTAAGTCCATGCAAGTTTTAAAATCTTTTCCATTAAATCTTATCCATGATATAACTGCCTTACCATCTCTTAATGATGGTTTATACAAATTGATATTAATACCTTTGTCGTACCTATCATAGTTTGATTTATTAGGATTTCCAGCCTTAATCCTAATGAAAGAATTGTATTCCGTTTCAAAAGAAAAGTCTATTTGACCCCATTCTCTTATATCGTCCGCATCCAAATGGTCGCATAAATACTCTTTGTACTTATTAAGAATATCAGATAGCTTTATATCCTCTGGCATATTAAAGTACACTTTTTCAAAAGAATCGCGCATGAGATTAATCATGTCGCTTTTTACATATTTTTCAATCTGCTCATTCATCCTATCTTTCAAGAAGTTGGCATAAGCAGATAGATTCACGCCGCAAGCGGCTTCACCTAATATTTTTTCTATCTTCTCGCATATCCCATTTCTGAACTTATAGCTTTTACAGGCTGAATCAATAGCATCGTTGATAGTTTTTTCTATACCATCTTCGATACGTTTACGAATTTCGCCGCTTTCTTCCATCGCTTTGATTTTAACGGATGCGATTTCATTGATATTAATTTCCATAATGATTATTATTTAGTTCGTTATTGTTCAATTTGAAGTTCCTGTGATATTATTCCAGTACCTCCCAAAAGCTGTTTAGTACTATTGGGATTATCAGTTTTGGCCATAATGTTTAAAACCTGCGCTTTGACTTTATAGCCTTCTATGACTACCTTTCCCAAATCAGCAATGGTTTTTGCGGTATTGACATCTATCTTTTCATTGGCAGATGCATTAGGATCACTATTGTTTTTCAGCATTTCGATAGCTTCAAACAAGTGTGTATTCAAACTATCTATACTAATGTTATTCTTCATACTTTTTAATCGTTTTTTTTAGTTTTCCATAAGCTCTGATAGCTTTCTTCAGCTCAGGTGGGTAGCGGTGAATCGTATTAGATATCATATTCTCAGACTTACTCACAAGATAAAGATTGGATATATCCACATTCAGTTTATTGCCGTCCCGAAATCGAATAACGCAATCAGAGGGAATCGCCCCATTGTATTTAGTCCAAATTAATCTGTGCTTCAATTCAAACACATTGGGTTCAGTAGTCTTTACCTCAATATATCCGTCTCTGGTAATACGTTCATACCCAATCGGTTTATGATTCTTTGGAATATCCCCCTTTTTAAAACGCGTCTTCTTCGTTTTCTCGATCTGAGCAATAGACATATATTCTGTTTGCTTACATCCTTTGTTGGCCGGTTGATGTCCTTTTTGAAAGAACCCCTTTGAAGAATGTTCTAACATGAATTCCGGTGACTTCCTAAGTTTCAGTTTAAAAGCCCTTCCTCCAACGGCACTTTCAGTTGAGCCAAGGAGTGAAGCAATTTCCTGATTAGTATGATTCGGATATAAGGCAATCAGTTTTTCTTGCTTTTTAGGACTCCATACCTTTACATCAGATGAACGCTTCAATCTACGACATTTTGCCTTTGCTCTAACAGCACTTTTCGTCTTACCCAGAGACTGGGCTAATTCTTTTAAATCAGCAGTGGGATATTCTCTATCAAGAATAGCTAACTGTTCATTACTCCAAGTCTTATTCATTGTGTACCTTGAAAAAGAGGAAACCGTTAGGCTTCCTCTGTGTTAGTATTATCAAGCTCTTTCAGTTGAGCATTGAGCTTCTTTTGTTTCTTCTCAAATGAGGCACAAAGTTTTTTGTTTAATTCAAGATATTCATCCGGATACTGTTCGGAGAACAAAAGATTCTGGCACTTTTGCAAATAAGGATAGAAATTCACATTGTTATCTGACAAAGATTCAGCGATGAAAGCTCGATACCATTGTGCCCTATCAGCTTGATTATTTTCAATATACTTCATAAAATCACTCTTTTTATCATATTTATCCAAGCCGAGTGATTTAAGAAAAGAACTCTTGCAGTGGCTGAGAACCATCACATCAAATACAAGCTGTTCATTGGTTGTTAACTCAACTTTTCGCTCATGGTAAGGTTTCTCTTGTGCCCAGGTACGCAGGGTTTCAGCAGTCTTTTCCACTACGATCTCTTTTGCCCTCTTCAATTGGGCCCTTACCTTTTCTTTTTCAATTTCTTTAGGATCTGCAAGTGCTGATGTAGTGGAAGCAACATCTTTTCTAATGTAATAGTATTGAACTTTAAACTCTGGCCCACAGTAATCAAAGCAAGATATACAGCGGTAAATTTCAGAATCATCAAGCATCTTTTGAAGACGTTCATCTTCTTCATCGTACCAACATTTACTTCTAAAGGCTTCATTCGGATTAACAATGCAATAGCCTAACTGCTTAATAGCCTCTAACGTATTATCATGCATAGTTTTCTTTTCTTCACTCCAGTATGATTGCGGGCCATCATCAACAATAACAGTTTTCCCGAATACCAGAGGCTCACCATTTTTGACGAGAATACCATTTTCTGCTTGTATTCTACGCAGGACATAAGCAAGTTGTTTCTTCTTGTAGCATACAGGATTGGTACAATTAGCTTTTTCGCTATTCATTTCATAGAATAGGCAACCGTGATTTGCTGTGCTAAACTCACATTCAGCGCAGGATTTGAATGTACCATCATCCCAGATATCTGCATTATCCTTAATCCAATCAGCCCTATCCAGTTCCATAAAGGAATTGCTCACAAATCTTCTTATCATGATCACATTGCACTGTCCTTCATTATCCTTATGAAACCTTGCCTGTTCGATATCATCGAGTTTAGAGAGGATCATTGCACCGGAAATTGGAATTTCCCCATCCCTAATCCGAGCTTTCAATTCCGGTATTAGGCTGTTCAATTTTACACGATCGAAAACAAAGCGGGTAGATTTCCCAAACCTCAATGCTATATCTTCCAATGTACGTCCCTTCTCCATTAACTGAGAGAAAGCAAATGCCTCTTCGATGGGATCAACGTCTTTGCGTTGCAGGTTCTCGGTAATCATAGCGTCAAAAGCCTCATCATCTGTCATCTCTCTGACAATGCAGGAGATTGTTTGATACAACTCTGTTTTTTTACGATGGGCCTTGATTTTGGCAATGTTCGCTTCGTCTTCCTTTGCTTTCAACCGTTGAAGAGCACGAAAACGACGCTCACCGCAAACAATCTCATAAGTGTCTTTCACATTAATAACCTCACCGGTATCTTCATCCAAATATGGTGCCTCAGATGTAGGTCTAACAGTAATAGGCTGTAGTAGACCTTGTTTCTCAATATTGGCTGCAAGTTCTTCAATAGCAACTTCATCGAAAGTCTTTCTCGGATTAAGGGGTGAAGCACTAATTTTCTCGATTTTAATTTTCTGAATCTCCATAATTCTTTTTTTATATTGGTTTGACTTTTAGTTCCTTACATCAGTAAAGTTATCGTAAAATGACAAGTTATGCAAACAGAAACTTCGCCATTTTAACGCCATTTTATAAGGGTTTATGACGTATCTGGATGAAACCTATTTTTTCAGTTTCACGAAGCAATTCCATGTCCTCGTCTTTGATATCAGCTACCGTTTCACCATTAACGGTCATGCCAAACGGGATATTAAATCGTTTTCTTATATGCTTGATGCATTCAGCTTTTTTGGTTTTCCAGTATATTGTTAACTTCATGGTTCAATTGCTTTTATTTCACCTCGTTTTAAACGCTCTCTATACCAAGTGTCAGGATTGTAACCTTTAGGAATTACATAACCTTTAGGCAATTCTCTTCTTTCTAAGTAAGCCTCCTGCTGTTGTCTATGAATATACAATGCTATTTCATTTCTCCATTGTGGCAGGAATTCTTTAAAAAAAGCGTTACCGATTCTTTTGGTATCAAACGATTGATAAGAATTATCATATCTTCCAGCCTTATATCTGCCAAAGAAAAGCATGAGTTCAGACAATTTATATAGCCTCACCTCGGCTGAAAAGGTCTCAGAGAATATGGCAATACTATTTACAAGTTCTTTGTCTTTACTTGGTGAAGCACCATACAAGGCCGTTACATGTATGTGAATCCAGATTGTTGAGCTACCTTCACCATACAATTTATCATAAATTAGAAGTGTGGGACATTCAGCCATATAAGCTCTTTCTGGATTATTCAAAGTATATCCCCACAAATTGGGAGCATACGCCCTCTCTACATCAGAACGGTTTGGGTATTTCATCAAAAAGGCCTTGCTCTCTTTGCTGAATACAGTCGTTAAGGAGTTGCAATGCGTATTCATTAGCTTCCTGCTTGCTTGACCCTGTGCTTCGATTGTTTTCATAAGTTTTATCTTTATTTGCCCATGTAGCAAGACGTTTCGCAACTTCCCATGTCGGTTGTTGCTCAAACCTCATCTTTGTACAGGTTTTATTCATCTCAGACCAATAATCAAAAAAAGCTCGTATCATTTCTTTCCCATACTTAGCCACAAAAGGAATGAGAGATTCACCAAAATCATGTTTTCTTTTGAGAGTAGCGGCTTTAGCCGCGTCTTTCTTTGATACTCCGTTAGGAGTATTTTCTTTCTCTTCTTTCTTCCCTTTCTTAGTATTTGTGTCACCCGTGTGTCGCTCTTCCATAGGGTGTGTCATTTGCTGTGTCAATAGCTGTGTCACTTGTTCGCGTAAATCATTGATTTCCTTTTGCATACTTGTGTCATTTGCTGTGTCATCTGCTGTGTCACTTGTATTATATTCATCATACTTACACAATGTGATAATATTAACACCCTGATCATTGCTAACCTCGATCATTCCTTCTTTTTTCAAATAGGAAAGAAAAGTTCTGATGCGCCTTTCAGTCCACTGCCAACGCTGTGACAGGAATCTTATGGATGCTGGGTACTGCCCACGTTGATAGGACACTTCTCGACCTCCGATACTCACCTTTCGGGGCGTTGCCTCAAATCGTGCAGATTGTATTAAATCCAACCACGCTTCGCAACTGCTAAAAGTCCGGGCTTCATTCCACAACTCATTCGAGAAGAACTTGCGGCTTAGTTTTATATATCCTCCGTCCATATTATTAAAAGGGCTACAAACCTTTTTCTTTTTTCAACCTTTTTATCTCAGCCTGATAATACTTTATTAACTCCTTGTACTCAAAGTCTGAATAATTACGGTAATCTTGCTGCTTCGATTCAAGCAAAAGCACTCTTTTCTCTCCATACTTCGCTACAAGCCTACGACGATAGCTTTGAATATTGCCTTCCATGAAACGGTTACAGTGCCGGCATTGGGCATTGCAATTCATTTCATCAAAGCGCGTACTCATGTGTTGGCGATTAATATAATGACCACAGTCAGCCTGTTTGAACGGTTTCACTTGCCCGCATGAAATACAGCAGAAATATCCGTTCGGCATCGTATCTCTTAGCCGGATAAACATACTGAACACCTTATCCAACTTCTCTTTCAAGTTTGGTTGCTTTTCCACCTTGACACCAGCTTTTTCAAAAAGTGGCATCTTCTTCTCTTTCTTCTTATATTTTTTCCAAAACATGATAATCAAAAGTAAACGTTAGTTAGTTGCCGACCGCGGCTCATGACACACCACTTCCCTTTTTCCGGCTGTTCAACACGTAGATCCTCGACTTTACCAAAGCGTCTGTAATTTCCACATAAATCAATCAACCAACCCTCTTTACCGGGAGCTGGACGAATAACACGACCTACCATTTGGTAATAGAGAGATAGGGATTTTGTAGGACGCACAAGAACAACAGTGTCAAGCTCAGGATAATCAAAGCCGGTTGTTAACACACCGACATTGGCGAGAACTTTTATTTTCCCAGATTTGAAATCTCCAAGAATCCTATCTCGTTCAGTAGCCGGAGTTTCACCGCTGACAAAAGCACTTCCAGGAATTGCAGAAGCAATCATTTGAGCTTCCCGGGTAAACATTGTGAATATTAGAATACCTTTACGGGGAATACCTGATTTTGGGCGTAGGAGACGTTTCACCGTATTAATGATGTAGTTGTATATATCTACTCGTGCAAACTCTGCAGACAAGCTCTTTTCATCATAATCGGCACCAGTAGAATTACTTCTTACACGGGTAAGGTCTATCCTTGTCAAATCATAATAATTCAATCTTGCAAGGAAACCTTTAGCAAGTAATTCGCTAACTTGGCAATGGTAAATCACATCCGAAAAGATTTTCGGCCGGGTTCTCGTTATAAACTTGAGCATTGCACCTCCACCGCTTGTTGATAAACGGTAAGGCGTAGCGGTTAATCCGATGATTTTCCGTTGTACATCTTCAAAAAAGGTCTTATACATCCCACCGTTTGAATTTACCAAATGGCACTCATCAACAATTACATATTTGAAGTGCTTGAAAAAATCCATGTGCTTAATTACACTTCCTATCGTAGCAAATGTTATTCGGTTAATATCCTTTCTGTTGAGTGATGCAGAGTAAACAGCACAATCAAAGATTCCATACGACTGGATTTTAGCAAAATTCTGTTTTAGTATCTCTTTACTCGGCTGAAGAACAATCAAAGGACTCTCAATCTTTGATGCTATATCAGCAATTACGAGAGACTTTCCGGCACCGGTGGGAAGTACTAAAACTGAATTATTTTTAGTCTTAGACTTGAAAGCATTGACAGCGGCGGCACTTGCCCTACTTTGATAATCTCTTAATTGATATGTCATAATCTGATATGATATTTATGCACTTTCTCATGGCAGTCACCACAAAGGGTAACGAGACAATCAAGGTGTTCAAGCTCATGCCCCACTATCGACTGGCCGTTAACCCTATACTTTTTGTGATGAATCTCTAAATTGAAGTCTTTACCGCACATCTGACATCTATGTCCATCTCTTATACGAGTTCTCCTTTTAGCCTCTTCCCATTGTGGATTTGAACAAAGGGACTTTACATATTTGGACTTTCTGCCTTTCTTATGCTGTAATCTACTCATCGTCTTCCGGATCGTCGTCTTCCCCATCAAAAGGATTCTCACCTAAATCTTCCGACAGAGCATCCTCATCATCAACAGGACGTTCAACCTCCGGATATTCAAGGCCGAACAAATCAAGCATGGCTTTACGGTTTCTGTCCTCCTGAGCCCACAATGAGCGCTTATCCCATGCAGGGATTTTTTCTCCCTTGACCAGTGTCAATTGGCCATTCACCCAAGAGTAATAGATGAAATATCCATTCAAGGCGAAACGAACGGTATTCTTGCTGGAAAGCTGATAATCTTTCGTACCTTTCTTTACCTCGGCAGCCAAGTCTTTTATTTCAGTCTTTATCGCAGCAAGACGTTCCTGGGCATCACTTTTGATTTTTTTAGCCCGTTCGATGGCCTCAAGTAATTCCCTCTCACGCTTTGGAACTTCGTTCTCCTGTTTGATACAGTATTCCTCTCGAATTTCGTCTATCTCGAACGCATCAAGTACACGCTGACTGATTTCACTCTCTGGAAATGTAGCATTGAAGTTCTCATTCACCAGTTTAATTATCTCATCGACATTTGTCGATCCCTCGAATAATATCGGGGGAAATGTTTCCCGAATAGCTTCGGGGATTACGAACTCAATAATACTGGGTTCGTAATCTCTCAAATTTGCAATCATACTTTATAAATTGATTTTAGTACCGATTTTGGTACTCATGAATAAAATCTAAGTAATGTTGATCCTCAGGCAGAGGGAGTGTAATGCCAAACTCGGTAGCTGCATCTATCTTAACACTCTCCATGAAATTGTGCATTTCCAAAGTGTTTAATTTACTTGTGCCCCGAACTATGGCCTCTGATTTTCCATTGACGGTTATCTTCTTTACAAGAAACTTTCTGCAATATCTATCGTGAATGTCCTGCACACCATCGGCTGTACTCCAATACTCTTCACCGGTGTACTCACGTAGGCAAGCACCAATGCACTGAAACCATTTCCACATGAGTGCATTTTGGTTCAACGTTCTTGGTTGTGTCTTGCGCTTAATGGTGACAGTATAATCACCATTGCGCAAAGTGCTACACATAAACTCAAAAGACTTATCCATTTGGATTTTACCGTCCTTTTTCGTTAAAGTCGCTTCCATAATGAATTAATATACAGGAAAAGGCAAATCATTCACATCTGGAGTACGACCGGATGAAGATTGGCTTTGCCCCCACTGATTATGCCCCGATTGTTCCTGTTGATATTGTGGAGCAGCCGATGATTGTGGTTGAAAACCAGGAGCTGGCGGTGGTGCAACTTGTTGGGGCTTCGGAGAAAGCATCTGCATATCATCCACAAAAACCTCAGTAACATACCGCTTCACACCTTTGTTATCATCATAACTACGTGTACGTATCTTTCCTTCAAGATATAATTTATCTCCCTTATGGACATACTTTTCAATCGTTTCTGCAATACCACGCCAAGCAACAATATTGTGCCATTCTGTGCGATCTGGTACCTGAGTACCATTTTGCATTTTATACCCTTTTTCTGTTGTGGCAAGGGAGAAGGTAGCCACCTTTATACCACCTTCCAACGCTCTTACTTCCGGGTCCTTGCCAACATGCCCAAGAAGAATAACTTTATTCACACTCATTTAACTTCCTCCCTTATGGTTATGCGGATGCTATCCGCTTTATTTGCTGTCTTCAAATATTTAGCATATAGTTCCGGATAATCTTCTTGGAACTTCTTGGTATCAAAACTCTTGCTTTGTGAGGGTGGTGTATAGCTAACCTTCATCCGTCCGGCATCCCAAGACTTAACACCATTATCTCTCATTGCAGTTTTCAGCCTCTCTTTATACTCCTTTTGCCTCTCAGAAATAAAACTGGCTTGTTCCTCCATTTCAATGATAGTATTAACCATTTGCATCGGGATGAGCAGCTTTTCATCAGCAGGAACAAGAGTAGTCGTTAGGAACTGTTCTCCATTGATTTCACATTCCATCAACCTTTGAACTTCGGCATCGGATTTACGCGCAATCGGAACTAACTCGGATTTATCACCTCGCAGCCAAACACCGAATAGCTTATCCACTTTTATTAAGGGATTTTGCTTTTCAAAGAGATATGCGTAGATCGACAGTTGCCAACTCAAATATTCCTTATCCAGGTTATAAGTAGTTTTGATATCAGCAATACTGACTCTTTCATCTTTACTCCAGACACAATCAATGTTGGATGCGAAATACTCGTTATCTGAAACGGTATATTCATTAGCAACAACCTTATACCCGGCATTCACTCTCTCTTTAAGGTAGTTTTCGGCTTCCACACTCTCAGGCGGTAACCCGGTACAATCGACAAACTGGCATTGTCCATGAATACGACTTCCTTTCTCGGCAGCTCTCTTCAAGACAAATTCCGGAACTTCCTTGTATTTGTCCGGGAATAGTTGTCGGCTTATCATGCCGGTAATACCTTTCAGTTCCTTATCACCGAGAAAATAAGTGTGGTCTTCTTCATTGAAAACCACACTTGACTTAACTAAATCTATCATTGTTGAGAATAAATTTTGCCCATAGCCATACAGGCGTTTTTAAATTCATTGTTATTTTTCAAAGCAGGGTACTTGTTCCATACTTCAACAAGCTCTTTATGGCTTTGAACGGCTCGCATTTCCTTCACTGCACGGTCTAAATCAGCACCCGTAAAAACAGCTCCTGAACCTTGAATCGGAGTAGAAGGCTTAACCACTTTCTCTTTTGTATTACCGAAAGTGAAACGCACATTACCCTTGTTATCAGTAATGACCAACAGAATAATCTCCTTTTGGTCATTATACTCAATTTGCTTGACACTGAACTTTGTATAAAGCCCAAAAGAACTTCCCTTCTGATAAACTTCTGTCTTATCGAGTTGAATCCAGATGAACGGACCTGTATAAAGTTCCCTGCCAAGTCCCCAATTAAAACCGGCACGTTTGAAAGCATCGCTGGCTTCCCCTTTTTGAGCCTCAGTCTTGGATTCCACACCAACATCCTGTTTGCTAATCCATTCTTTCTTTTCACTATCCCAAATGGATAATGTGCAGAATAGATTTCCGTTAACGACATCGTGAGTGCGTTTCCAATTCATGGGACCGAACACCTCATCGAGTAATCGCATATCCACCCTTGCATCTTTGTACAGCAACAATGAGCAACCTGTACCGTCACTTTTCATTGTCCCCACTCTGCACTCTATCTCGGATGCTAATAAAGGTCTGATAGACTTAAATTTGTTTTCTGCACAGTCTGTTGCAGGTTCTACTTTTTTTCCAGCCATAATTTAAAATTTATTGGTTTGACTTTTAGTTCTTTACATCAGTAAAATTATCGTAAAATGACAAGATAAACAAACAGAAACTTCGCCATTTTAACGCCATTTTCATAAAGGAAAATGAGGTAATTTAGGGCTTCTCCTCTGCCCTATTTCAAGCTGTCTATAATCATTCAGCAACTGCTTGCTAAAGTTGATCACACGTTCACAAGTTACCTCAGAAAACATTCCAATGTGAGTATATTCAGCAGGTATTTCCAGTATATGAGACAACCAGGCATAAGCCTCATGCCGTGTCATGTATTTATTCATCCAAATCTTATCGAAATACTCGTGGGCCTGATGCTTTAGTTTCCGTAGCCGCTTTTGAGCCAAGCGACCAAGTGCCCTATCAGTCCCTTTGTGAACACCTACATAGGCATCACAATCCCTACAGAGATAAATCATGCCATATGACGTCCCATACACCTCGATACTGTCTACAAATTCAGTTTGTCGCCCACAATATGGACAAATCTTGCCTGCAATAATGAGCTTCTGTCTTTCGTTCAATTCTATGTTACTCATAATACCAATTAAAAGCCCCGAAGAGTATTCTCCGGGGCATTCACACGACAACAACTTCAGCTCTAATAGAAACACCCATGCAGTCTTTCGGCGTCTTTCCGTCGTGTCAGCCAGAATCTATACCAGCAGCCCGTAAACTACATGAGCCTTTTTGCTTCTATTTCGCTTCTTCCATCCTAAAGGCTTGTGGAGAAACCCGGACTCGAACCGGGATTGCAGCGTTCCAACCGATTGGCCACTTACAGTGTGAAGTGCAACGAGTATCTGCATAGTTTTCTAACGTCTACCAATTCCGCCATTTCTCCGATTCGTGGACGGTAACGGATTTGAACCGCTGACCTCCGTTTGTGGTGCTCTCCCATTAAGCTAAGAATCATCCTGAGAGAATCGAACTCTCAACCTTCCACCACACACGGTGCTCTATCCAGACTGAGCTAACCGCCCGATTTATCCGCGATCTTCACAGACAACGGATAACGTAATTTCACATTCACACCAAACTCTTTCCAGTTTCCACAGCAGTGAGTTCAAACCCGTACCCTGCCTGACTTAAAAAGATATTATGGAACAACACTTTTGTGGAGAAGCCCGGACTCGAACCGGGATTCACGTCTGAACTTATTTACATTTTTGATTAGAAGGATTCGAACCTTCACCTTTTCATGACTTTGTGCAACCATTACACCTTAACCATCTCTGTAAATAAAGCGTCTACCAATTCCGCCACTTCTCCGAAATAAAAAAGGTGTACTATCTTCACAGACGATACACCCAATACTAACACAAAATAAAACACGACAAAACTACTAAATTTCATTAAATGCATTCCCCCTCGCGGGTTACTTGCTCCCGGATAAGCAATCACGCTACACCGGGATGTAAACAAACTACTTTAGGAATAATTATAAATCAAATAAATACCGGGGCTGTCCCGACGGTGTCCTTTTCACCGGCATTATTGGTTAATAATATGAGGACTATCCTCGTGGACAATGCGGGACTTGAACACCGCGACCTGTACATGATGAAACCATTAAAAAGATACCATGACAAACTACCAACACTATTTCATGTACCGCTCTACCTAACTGAGCTAATTGTCCGTAATGCCACCGACCACAGTCGGTGGACTTTTAATTGATTGATGATGCACCATTGTTATGATACATATTCGCTTTCACAAGTTACTTGCTCCGGTGGACGGACTCGAACCGCCGACATTATGATAAAACCTTCAAAAAATCATACGCTCTACCAACTGAGCTACACCGAAGAACCTATTATTTATCAGCTTTCTTTTTCGACTGCTCTTCGATTAGATGCTGGATTGTCAACATCACCAACACAAGCGCCATAATAATCGCTCCGGCAGCACGTTCCTTTGCACTGGCTCCATCGCCATCAGACAACCAAACTGCCGCCCACATTGCGCAGATAACTGCCAGAATTTGAACCACTCTAATTTTTCTCATTCTTTTGACTTTTACGTTTTCGTTTATACTTCTTCTTTCTCATACACCTGCAATGCCTCAGAACTTGAGCGGCATTGCATCGCCATTTACCATTTTGGCTATTAGACGGCTTATCGCTATCAACTTCCCCAGTTTCAATTAGCCTCAACAGCTTCTTCTCACCACCGACTATATACGCAGCTTTATCTTTACTGAATGTCTCAGTGGACATCACATCAAGAATATTGTCAAGCAATATTTCAGCGGTGCCATTTGCATACGCCGCGTCCATAATTCTAAGTGGTACGGGTAACAGTAAAAACACCCTTCTCATTATCGGATTTTATCTCCCATTTCTTCCCAGGCTCCTTTTCCTTAAGCCGATAGGATATCAGATTAAGGACATACGCCCTTTTGGAAATAGGAAAAACCTCTTTTGCATCCTTCTTCATCTCACGGATGATGCACATTATACTTTTCTTATTTTCTTCCATATTAATTATTAAACTGATTATTAAACGATTATAAAAAGACCTCCGATTCAAGATTATTCGCTAATGTAAATTGAACCGGAGGATTGCTTAATTTTGAAGCGTCAAACAAAAAATTAAGCTTATATGAATGGTTATTTAGATTTGGTAGAACACTACCAGAGCGTTCTTGAAAAAAGAAACGAATGGACTTTTAGAGTCCAAAGCACTTTTTTAGCCGTAGCATCCGCTATGTTCGCGGTAATCGTATCTTTAAACAGCTCTTCCACGGACAGCACTTGCAGCAGGATTCTCCTTGCCATTGCTGTTTTATTGGATATATTATGTATCCTTTTCTCAAGTATTTCCCTATACGAGAATAAAGTAGAGAACGACAAGACTGCTCACACCTGCTATCATAGAATAGAACAATATATCCACGAGGATGTGTCTTTAGATATTCTCTCATTACATAAAGGTAGTGAGAGAGGTAAGCTCTTTTTATTTTGTGAAAAATGGTCTTATATTTCATTCTTTCTATTCATTTGTGCATTAACGATATACGCCTTACATAAATTCTTACTCATGTAAACCAATCGCAATTAATAGACCTCCGGCTCAATTTATATTAGTGTATGTTTTTGAACCTGAGGTTTTACTTAACTTTGTAGCGAACAATATAAAAATTAAGTAAAATGGGAAATTTCATCAGAGTACAGTTGATAGATGGCAAAGATGCTATCATCAGCAAATTGAACATCACAAAAATCGTAACCAATTCAAAAGGAAATGTTGTAATTCTATTTAATGGAATGGGAGCTAATAATTTTCCCCAGTCTATTGAAGTAGGATATACAATGGATTATCTTTTGAAAATACTCAATGAATGATGTAATCTAAAAGTTCCTGCCAATCGCGTTCATTACCTGTTCCGTAATCATCTCTAAAATGAGTGACGCACCATAACCTGATGCGCCACTCATTTAAAGGAGCATTAACAACAAAAGAAACCGCTTCCTGGTAATTACCATAGGAACGTACTTTATTATAAACCCGCATTTTAATCCTCTTGATTAAAAATTTGCGCATAAATACCGGTAATCTAATTTTTATTTTCATTCATACCATTCTTTAAGGATTTCCTTTCTATTTCCGCAAGCAGTCCCGTTGCCTCGATGTACTTTAGAATCTCTTCCTCACCTATCCGGTCAAGGGTTACATCAATACCATACTCAAAAATGAGATTGTATATTCCGTGATACTCAATCACGTCTTCAATAGGGATCAATTTCAATAAATCCCTTGTTTCAATGTCCTTATAAACGTGCATAAAACTTCAATTTTAAAATTCACATCAATTCTTTCTCACAATACGCATGATAGGCTTATTAGTTAAACTACGTTCAACAAGCTCTCGCTGCCTGACACTCTGTTCATACAAATCATTGGCAGACTGTTCTAAAGACTCTATGAGCCTATCAACAGAAGATTGCGAAAAAACAAAATCATCTATTTCTGATTGTTCAGCAATGAAAATAAGGTACTTCCCACATTTAATTTTCTTCACCACTGTTTTCTTTAGATTTATTTTTAAGGTTATTCACCTTATCAATAAGAGTTTGAAAACCATGCATAGCAGCATGATATATACCACAAGCAAATAATGCATTCACTATTCCAAGAATAAATGAAGTGGTTCTTTCTTCAAAATCATCCAATGTAAATGTTGTGATGAAAAAATAACATGATGAAACAACCGAAGCCAACATCAATACCACCAATCCAAGCAGTATCCCTAAAAATAAGAGGTGTAATACTTTTGACATAATTATCATTTTTATGATTAAAAATTAGTGGTGCCACCTGGAATCGAACCAGGGCACAAGGATTTTCATCCTCCGCTCTACCGACTGAGCTATGGCACCTATATACATAAAGTAAATTCCACGATTTACCGACAATAAATTGTCTAACTGATTATTTTTACAACGACATGAGTTTGACCATTCCTCACAGCATTATGTCGTTGGTAAGTTGTGCCTATTCACCTCGATTTGGTTTTCAGCAGAGGAAACTTACAACCTCCATTTACCAATAAGTCATAGAACTCTTCTCTTGTAGTTCCCAGCCTCCATTCAATGGCAGGCTCAAAGGCCGGACTGGGTGCCAGGAAATCCCGGCTTTATAGTTTTTGGTTTGACTTTCAAATGGAGAGTATTCGCCCGGACGGTTGGCTTCGCATATACGCGTTTCTATGCAATGCCCCAGCTTCTTTTGCCCGGTAAGAGAAATACCTTCTTGCGAATTACCCTTATTTAGTCACCTACGTAGTGGGCTCCAAACCTTCCGGTACTGTTTGGATTGTAATACGCAGATGCAGGAATGTCTAAACTGTCATAGCGACTTCTCTTTGCAGGAATGGCATCTCTATATTGAGCGTTTATCTCTTGCAATCGCTTTCTCTCAGCATCCTTATCGGCTTCCATCTCTTGTTTGATTTGCAAAGCTCCTATTCTTGTAGAGATTCTAAACTTTGCCATTTTCCAAGACTTTTTCAAAGACTCAGCCCAAGTATATTTACCAGTCTTATAAAGATTGTGAGCTGTTTTCATAATTTCTGATAAATTGTACTTTTTCATTTTAGCGTTTATTTTATGTGAAACATTCCTTTGAAAAATCAATCTTTATCTCTATATTTGGAGTATTGATTGATTGATGATGCAAATATATCCACATTTGAGGATATAATAAAATATAAACTTTAAATAATATCCACGTTTGTGGATATTTAACAATTGATTGGTTATGATAAACAGAATTAAAGAAGTTATTGCCTACACAGGATTGTCTGAGAGAGCATTTTCTCTTAAGTGCGGATTAAAGCCAACAACTATCAACAATCAGCTAATAGGAAAAAGAGAGGTCAGTCTTGCAACAATAGTCGCAATTTCATCTTCGTTTGAGGAAATTTCTTCAGATTGGTTACTTCGCGGAAAGGGTGAGATGCTAATTTCAGCAAATCAATCAAAAGACGAGAATACAGAACGTATTTCTCGGTTGGTAGATACTATTGCCACACTCCAGGGCACAATCAATGAACAGTTGAAAACAATTCAAGTATATGAAGACAAGGTTCGCAAACTAAATGGAGAGTTAGCTATGATGAAGAATGAACGTAATATTAAATAAATCAGATGAAGAAAGAATCATTGGCTACTATATTATCATTAATAGCAATTTTCATTAGCGGTATTACAGTTTGCTTATCACATCCACATACTAACAACTTAGGATTTGATTATCAAGGTATCATTGTTAGTGTATTATCACTCCTTGTTACAATATTAATTGGTTGGCAAATATATAACACTATTCTTTTAGAAAAAAGAATAAAAAAAGGAGTTGAGAAAGCAATCCAAATAGAACTAGAGGAAGCGACCAGACTATTCAATTTAAAAATTATAGAAGTGTATTTAGTAAGTTTAGAAGGTTATTTACACTCTAAAGACTGGTATAAAGTAATAATTACCCAAAGTACATTAATAGATGCTATTATAGATATAAAATATGAATATGGAGCCAAGTCTCTCGTCAAATATACATATGAACTTATTCAGCACATAAGCGAATTTGACGATTCAGAAATAAAAGAATTTGAATTGTATATTGAACATTTAAAGAAGCTATCCGCAATAACAGATAGTGTCTTTGATGTTTATATAGAAGCCCGTAAAAACCTTGATGATTTTTATGCTCTAAACGATTGATAGAGTCTATCTATCTTATCAAATTGCATAGAAATTCTCGTTTGAGTTTTGTTTATTTCATTTTCATAATAGATATTGATTATACGCAATATCTCATTCATAAAACGATTCAAAATATAAGTATACATATCAATAGCATATAAAGTTAAACATACCGGGATTACTAATAACAACAGAAAAAATTCACTTTAAACTAAAATATTATGAAGAAAATTTCATTATCATTACTTGCATTATTGCCAACATCATTATTCGCACAAGCTCCAGCTAGCACAAACGGTGGAGACTATAGCGACGTCTTATTCTTTTTGATAATCTTCTTAGTTATATTCATTGTATGCCGGGAACTCCTATGCTGGTACTGGAAAATCAATAAAATGGTTTCTAACCAAGAAGAAATCATACGATTACTAAGAAAAATCGCAGATGAAAGCAATGCACCAGTAAATGACAAGAAATTAGGAGAAGAAAAAAGAAATATTCTAAAAGAATTAGGAGATAGCGCAAAATTCATGGTTACTGGAAAATAAGATATGATAGCACGTAACAGGATATGGGAAGAGTTGAAACAGGCTAAAGCTAACATCCTTTGCCTGCAAAAGTACACCGACATACGGCGTGCACATAACAGATATTATAATGGATTCATAGCACTAACAGCAGCAATAGGTGCCTTAGGATTTCCAATAAATGAATATATCCCATTTATTGCGTCTTTATTGATAGGCTTTGTTTCAATAACCAAATCGATAATGCCTAACTTCCTGCAATCAGAACCGGAGCTATCAGAATTGGACAACTTGTCTAATTTTTATGTGCACTATATGAATTCATTAGAAAAGATATGGTACGACCATGAACATGAATTTACAGAAGAGAAAGAGACTATGGAGCTTTTTTTCAAACTTAAAGATAGCGAATGTGACAAGGAATCTATTTTTAATAAAGGAGTAAGGTATATTTCAAAAGGACTTCAAAAGAAAATAGATGAACAAGCAGAAGAGTATATTAACCGAGTATATTTTGAAAAAGAAAAGGAAGAATAATTATGGCTAAAACAACAAATTCAGGAAAAAATTCTAATCCCGGAACTAATTACGGAGGCGGATATGGAAAAGTTCATATTGTACATGACAAACCAATATCACCGGTGGGGTCTATGCCTTCGCCATGTAAAACTCCACCGCCCCCTAAAAGTAAGACAGGTAAATAAACTTTAAAATAATAGAATT